GCGTACAGAAATCAATAGCGGAATCTCTCACAGCTCTCTCAATCAAAAAGTCAGGAGCGCCTTGAGTTTCTGGCCTAACATAAACTGAAAAATCGGAAAATTTCATACAGCCCTTTGCATCGCCATAGCGCCAGGAATATCAGGGGCCGGAGTAACCGCAATATCTGCCTGGGTCTTTATGCCAAGCGAGTTGGTAAAGCCTTGATAGTGCATGATCGCACGTTGAGAATTGCCAGCGTATTCCGAGTCTTTCTGGTATGAACGGTAAAGGACGTAATCCAGAATAGCGTTAGCGTAAACATCGTCAACACTAAGGACGGTGGTGTCTGTCCCGAAGTTTGAGATCGCAATGTCTGCCGGAGCCGCAGAGTACACTATCTCCAAATCGAAATCTGCGGTTGCCTTGGGGTAGACGTAGAAAATTTTCGGAGCGCTGCTGTCGTATATGAAATGCTCGATCTTATTCGTCCCAGCAACAACTTCATGCCAATCCGGAAGAGTCTGGTCTAAGACCCGCCTGTCAATTTGAGTGATCGCTCGCCCATCCTTGTTGCGCACCACGTCCACCAGCCTTAGCCCCGCCGCTGGTAATGATTGCTTGCTCCCAACAACACAATCAAAATCTTCGTTCACCATGTTTGCATCCGGGCGATGAAGAACAACCTCTTTTTGGGCGTCGTTGAAAAACTTCAGCAGTTCTTCTTTCGGGTAGCGAACGTTGGTGCTGCTGTCCTGCAGTATAATCGACGCACGATCAAGCACGTCTACGACTTTAATCGTCGCCATCATCTTCCTCCCATTCGATGACCTCTAAATCCGGTAAGCCCTTAAAGACATCCTCGTATGAAAATTCGTGACCCGTGAAAATATTGCGTATCGTCTTGGGTCGCCGTAGTTTTGGTTTGGGAGCCGGGTTCTTTTTCTCCCTCTCCATTTTAGAAAACTGATCTTCCAGCTCCGTGAGCTTCAGCCTACGGTCTAGCTTAACGCCCAGTTCAGACTCCGCTTTTTTGTAAAGCTCGTCCTTCTGTGTCATCAATTCACTCATACAATTCCTCAAGAAAAGAGGGGGAGGCGAACCTCCCCACACAAAGGTCGGTTAGACCTTCCACTTCATAACGCAAAGGGCGTCTGGTACAACAATTTTTGAACCAAAGACCTTCAAGCCCCTAACCGAATCCCCAAACACTGATTCCATTCGCACGGTTTCAGCATTTGTGAACTGGCTAGCAAAAGCGATTGCTTTTGGGTGACCGGCCAGACAATGGGTGTAACCAGAGTCATCGCCAGCGCCTGGTACATGCAGCATGTTGGACTGATAAACGTCAAAGCGGTCTACTCGACCAACCTGACCATTACGCAACGGAGACTCACTGTCACCCGTTAAGTAAGCCTGACGTAGCTCGCTTTGCTTCAGCAACTCGATAATATCAGGCGGAAGAACGGCAAACCGTCCCTCTTCCGGAACGTTTAACTCATCCAGTCTCCTGGCCTGTTCCAGAATTTGAGCGAGAACATTAGACGCCGTGATAGTCACTTGTGAGCTAATGTTCGTAGCACCCGTAATGGAGGCCGCGAGAACTTGCGTTTCAACAGCAACACGCATGCCTTCGGCAGCGTCGGCACTAGCCGCTTCCAAAAGGCCGATATCTGACTGTGCAGCCAAGACATCGTCAATCTGAAAAGCGTAGTACTTCGCTTGGTCTATAAGCAGTTCTACTTTCGCGGAGGTCAACTCCTGGGTCGTAATAGATCCAGCGTAGTCGTTGATCGTCACGGCAGGGACGGTGCGTATTGTCACCTTGTCTCCCTGACCTGCGATCTCACCCTCGTAGTCAGTATTCGAAATTTTGGGCAAAACAGACTGCTTGTAGAACTTCGCCTGGAGGAGTTTCGAGAACACCTCCGGAATGAAGTTCACTTCACTCGTTGTACCCGTTGAGAACCATGAAAAAGCCATATCGTTACCTCAATAGCAAGAGATTGAATTTAATCACTGGCGTATTCGGCCTTCGTTCATCGCTTCTAAAATTTCCTCTTGATGTTTTTCAAACTGATCGTTTGGCATCCTCGTAATTTCTTCCACTGTAAATGACCGCTTCTTACCAGCGCTTGTTTGAGTCTTTCGAGCCTTGGGCATTTTCGGTTCTGCAACCGCCTTTGCTCGCTCTAAAGACTCCTCTTGCGGCGTTGGGGGTCGAATATTCATCTCGGATTTGTAACGAGAGAGGACAGCGTTTACATCGTTCGAGGTGCCTTGCTCTATCCACGCCTGGGTCTGCCCATCCTGCTCTTCTAGCCAGATGGCCCAGTCGGACGTGTTAGTCACCTCTTGTACGTCGGGGTGAATGGTCTGAATGCGAGCAAAATGCTCCGCCATATCCCTCCGTCTCTCTTCCTCAAGCCGCTGCCGTCTCCCTTCCTCCAAAGCCTCAGAATGTTGTTCAACCTCCGCCTGTGTCCGTTTCAGCTCATCAAGGATTGGTGAAGCTATGTCGGGATATTCCTCCCTTACAGCACTCAGCCGCTCATTGTCTCGCTCTACGTCCACAAGCTGACTCTTCAACCCAGCAAGGTTCTGCACTAAGGTCTCGTTCTGTTTCCTAAGTTCAGCCGCTTCCTGTGTTGCCTGAGTCATTCGCCTTTGCGCACCCTTCATGGCTTTCTCGGCTTTCGCCAATCTCAAATCTAAGTCATCGCCGCGAGACTCTGATTCGGGAACCTCTTCGTCAGCTACTGCCTCCACCATTTCCTCGGGTTCTGAGGGTGGTTCTTCAATCAACTCTTCCGGCTCTTCAGGAATTTCTTCTGCCGAAGATTCCTTCCGGGCTTTCTCGTGTTGTTCGATCAGCTCTTTAGCTTCTGCCTCCAGTCGCGCAGGGTCGTTTCTCATAATATATCTCCGGGTCCACAAGCGTGGATGTCCAGTAAATTAAAGGCCGGGTGTCCCTTTCGGGGTCCGCGCCTTGTCTAAAACCGCTTTCGCGGATTCCTCTAATTTGAGCATGAATCTGAGTTCGCTAACTCGCCCTTGCTCAAACCTGAAATTCTGTTCGTCTGCCGCCTCAAGCCTCTCTTGCGCATCATCCAATCGGCACGCCAGCAGGTCCGATAGGTGGGACCACCCCTGCTGATTGCGCAACTGAAGGATCGCCTGCGCCTGCTCCGGCGATAGTTTGATTTTGGATTGCAATTTCTGCCTGAATCCTTTCGTCTGATTTAATCACTTCGTCGGGATCAATATCCAACGTCTGCGCAATATCTCTGAGCAGGCGAGTTCGATCCACCAAATTCACATCTAACGGGTTACTGACTAACGACAAGAACTGCAGCAACCTCTGGCTTTGTACCTCTTTTTGAACAAGAGCAGTACTGCCCCTGGCAACAATCCTTAGATCCCCTTTCGCTGCCTCCTCACCAAACTCCATGTTGAAGTGGAACAAGGCTTTAATCATTGGCTCCAACAAGAAATCATCAATGTTCTTGATTGTAGATTTGAGGGACACGTTCGCCGCACCCATCAGCATTGACATGCCTGTAGCCGTCTTGTTTAAGCTCTTCGTTTGCTCCCCATGTGTGTAGGATGGTAACGAAGTGGTCTCATCAGCGAAACGCCTGAACAGCTCGACTATTTGATTTAAGCCGTTTGCGTTTGCAATCGGTTGGTACCAGCGAACGGCTGGCATCGACCCGTCCCCGCCTTCTCGTAAAAAAACTCGCCACGGGTGAATGTCCGTAGGGTCTTCTCCCGCAGCGAGAAGGTCGGTGTTCACTTCGACCATAGGACCACTGGAAAGAGCTAGGTTGTCTAACCAAATGCGAGTTGCCGCATTCATTGTGGACTGTGAGTCGCGCATCATGCGTGGAACACCTGTTCCCCAGAACTGGTGGGGGGACCGTTCGTAGGGAAATACATGGTATGGAATCTTGTACCCAGCAATAGGGTTCAACATTATTTTCAAAACTTTGCCTGACGCAAACCACACGCAGGCTGAGAAATCATCCGATAGATCTTGACCTTCAGGAACCTCAATGCCGTGGTCCTTTAGATCATACCCATCAACCGACCCCCAATATTCATAAACCTCAAACCTGTTCGACTCAGGGTGGTCGTTAATCCCAGCAATACTGCGGCGAGTCCTCTCGTGACTTTCCTCTGTATGGTTACCGTTTCGGTACTGCTTGAGCAGATATCGAACTATCTCCCCATCAAAACCGGGCAGATCTGAAAGAGACCTCATCTGAGATCGAGTTAAGACATGACGCCTAAACAGTCCGTCGCAGTCCGAGAGAGTCGTACAATAGGGATCTGGGT